TTTTTACTGCGGCCGCTTTTTCGTAGACATGTTGAATCATGCTCTTTCCATGAATCATGGCAAGCGGCTTACCGGGCAATCTGGTAGATGCATATCGCGCGGGTATTACAATGAGTGTATTTCTATCAGGCATAAGATTTTCTTCTGGTCTGGTTGTTTTTCTCGCGTAATTTATTGAGGGATCTCAATTGCTTTTGCGCTAGCGCCAGATGATATGAGTTAGCGCGATTCGTAAAGAGAATGCCGTTCAAGTGATCATATTCATGTTGAAATATTCGAGCAGTAAATCCACTGAACTTCATGGTATCTGTAACATTATGCTGATTCGTATACCGCGCCCGAATACTGACAGGTCGCTTTATCTTTAGGTAAAGCCCAGGAAACGATAAACACCCCTCTTCATACGTTTCGATTTCTTGAGATGTATCTACTATACGAGGATTGAACACCGCAATTATATTATCGGGATCCGAGGGATTTCCTATAACGAATGCGCGCGTCATGATGCCTATCTGCGATGCCGACAATCCGACACCACGATTCTCGCACATTACTCCACGTAGAATATCAAATAATCCTAGTCCATCGATAGTATCGCCATTGCTTAATGTATATCCTTTTTCGAAATCAAACTCTGGACAATATTGCTTTAGCGATGAATCGTACTTATGCAACAATTTATTCATTGTGGCTGACCCTCAAGTAGATTCGCATTATATTCGTTTACCAAGCGTTCTATTCCTTCACGGAGTGGTATCTTTGATTTCCATTGTATGTCATTTAGATATTGAATGTCAAGAAGTTTATGCAACATACCCATAGGCTTTGACATGTCGCGTAGTATCATGCCATTCCAGCCGACTATTTCACGAATAAGAAGAGCTAAATTCATAATAGATATTTCTTTTCCTGATCCGATATTAATATAGTCGGGTGGGACTTTCTTGGATTCGAATAGCGTATTGACTACATGAGTAATGGCCGAAGCACAGTCGTCTACATGTAAAAATTCACGAAAAGCCGCGCCTGATCCCCATATAGTGATAGTCTTCTGATTAAGTCTTTGAGCATCGCATATTTTTTTAATTAAAGAAGCTAAGACATGCCCGCCAATTGAAAAATCATCATTCGGTCCATATAGATTGCACGGAATCATTGTTAGATAATTTAATTGTCGCTCGTTCCGCACATATTTGGTTAGTTTCATTCCGACCAGTTTGGCTAACGCATACCCGCGATTAGTCGTTTCCGGATACCCATCAAAAATCATATTCTCCTTCATAGGCTGAGCACAAATAGCTGGGTATACGCACGATGATGATATATAAAACAAATTAGGAACAGAGAATGTGGCGGCGGCATTTATCACATTGCTCGCCATCGTCACATTTTTAAATAGATACTCATATTGATTATTCATATTTGATAGAATACCACCAACAAGCCCAGCCGCGTGATATATTGTAGTTGGCCTAATGTGCTTGATGTAATCATACGTACTCCAAGAGTCTGTTAGATCGCAGGCCGCTCGATTATGAGTAATGACTTCTTCTTTTTGATTCGCGAGACTTCTTACTAACGCAGAGCCCAGCATACCTTGGCCGCCAAGAACGAGAATTGTCATGTTAATTGATCAATCAATTTACGAACATATATGATGTGTCTTGTTAAATCCCGGTGATCATTACCGAAAAAGAATCCATTACGATCTATATATTCCGCATTTGTTAAATTACCTGAAATACGACTATTAATGCGCCCACTTTTTACAACGGGCTGATTAACGAAATTTCCTGTCACGATTGGGCGTGTCTCTATACCATTTTTTCGTAGAATCGAAATTACTTCAGCGCGACGACCCTCTAGTGAATCCTTGAGTACAACGCCGAATCCAAACCAACTCGACTTCTGTGCGCGACTTTCTTGCTGAATGATAAAACTCTTGCCAAATTCACTAGTGAAAATTTCAGCGTTTGCGCGGCGACTCTTTATGAAGCTATCCATCTTCTTAAGCTGCACTTGCCCGATGGCGCCACTCATTTCAAGAGGTCTCACGCAATATCCCGGAAGCACAAATTTGAAACTATCCTCGAATGGATCACCCGTCTTGGTATAGAGTTCACTAGTCTTAAGATCGCGTACCCATCCGTGCGCGCGTAATGATCGCATATAATCAGCCAACGACGAATCGTCTGTGACGATCATACCGCCTTCCATTGTCTGTAGATGATGACTAAAGAAAAAGGAGAACGTGCCTAGAACGCCAAATGTTCCTGCGTGTTTAGTAAACAAGTTAGTTTCATATAGAGCCCCGTAGCTTTCACAATTATCTTCGATTAGATGAATATGATGAGTTTTGCATACTTCTCTTAGTGCAATAAGGCTGCAGGGTAACCCAAGAAGATTTACGGCCAATATTCCGCGAGTCTTTGGGCTAATAGCTTTCTTGATTTCTTCTATGGAAATATTGAATGTGTTCAATTCAACATCAACGAATACAGGAATTAATCCAAGCTGGGTCAATGGAAAATACGTAGTACTCCAACTTATGGCAGGAACGATGATTTCATCTCCCGGATTAATATTGTATTTTTTATTTAGAACCATTGCGCTTAGCCCAATAAGATTAGCCGAGCTACCGCTATTAACCATGATCGCATGGTTCATATTCATTTTGGCAGCGAAGCGCCGTTCGAACTCAGCGACTTCGGATCCCATGGTATATCGGCCATTCCACATGACCTTAAGAATGGCTAGCTTCTCTTCCCAGTTCCAGCTATCACTTGCTAGAGGATATTTCATTGATGTCATATATCACCATTTCATGAATAAGAGTTTCAAACGATATTTCTGGTTGCCAGTTTAATTTGTGCCCAGATTTTAATGGTCGGCCGCATAAGTTATGCACCTCATTTGGGCGAATATATCGAGGATCGATTCTCACGCGAACAACTCCATGCTGATCAGTGCCCACTTCATCAAGACCTTCGCCGCTCCATGTAATATGTATATTAACGCCGGCGAAAGCAACTTCGACTAGACTTCTAATACTATGAGTCTCTCCCGTGGCAATAATATAATCATCTGGCTTATCTTGTTGTAGCATCATCCACATGGCTCGAACATAATCTTTTGCGTGACCCCAGTCTCGAAGTGCGTTAAGATTTCCAAGCGTGACGAATTCTTGCTTTCTGTGCCATATGTTAGCCACGGCCTTGGACACCTTGCGCGTCACAAAAGTTTCACCTCGTCTTGGGCTTTCGTGATTGAACAGAATTCCCGTGGCGACGAACATATTATAGGATGCCCGATAATTTTTGCAAATCCAGTGAGCATATAGCTTGGCAGTACCGTATGGGCTACAGGGCTGAAATGGTGTGATCTCTAGTTGAGGTGGAGGTGCACTTCCAAACATTTCAGAACTACTGGCCTGATAGATCCGCGTATTCAGGCCCAGAGTACGAACAGCTTCAAGAATTTTCAATATACCCAATGCGTTGGTCTGTGTTGTATACTCTGGGTTTGCAAAGCTAACCATAACATGCGACTGAGCCGCGAGATTGTATATTTCGGTTGGGCGAATCATCGCAATAAGATTTAATAGACTTGAGCCGTCTGTCATATCTCCATAGTGTAAAGTGATTCGATCAAAAATATGATCTATGCGCTTCGTATTGAATGATGAGGATCGGCGTATCATGCCATGAACTTCATATCCCTTATCCAGCAATAGCTCGGCCAGGTATGAGCCATCTTGTCCTGTGATTCCTGTTATAAATGCTTTCATTTAAATTGCCCTCATTATAAATGTATATGTCTCTAAGCCATTCTTGAGAAATTGTGATGCTTCTCAAACCGAATAGACGCTCTAAATTTATCTTGTAGAATATCGCCCTTGTGTGATATTACGAAGACATTTGTATTATCGAGGCTATGAATCAATTTTAGAAACTCATCGCAGCCATTGGTGTCAAGTGACGCATCAAATACCTCATCCAGTATTAGAAGATTTGTGCTGGCGCTATTTTTCATTCGTGCTACTGCTCTCCACGTGAACAGTAATGCCAAATCAATACGCATTTTCTCGCCCTCGCTAAATGACTCGTATGTAAAGTCGTCGCGATGGCGCGATAAAATCTTTTCCTCGAAGGCCTCATTCAATTCAAATTTCACAAAAAAATCCATAGCCGCAAGATATTTGTTTACCAACGCATTGATAACGGGAATATATTGCTTTATGATGCGAGACTTGATACCGGTGTCTCGCAAGATAACACTTCCGATATCATGCACTTCGCGGGCCCGAATAGTACTCTCATGAATAGCATTAAAGCCATCAAGTTTCTGTTTAAGATCATCGATCATTACGGCCACTTCCGTTATTTCTTTTTTCGATACTTCATCGATGCGATCGGAAAGAATAGCCACTTCACGCTGATCTGTTTTTATCTGTGCATTTAATGCGCTTATATTTTTCTGCTTAATCGAAATTTTATTCTGAATTGAGGTTATCTCATTTAGTCTGTCGGTGACCGTATTCAATTGATTTGATAGTGTTATCATAGCCTCGTTGATTGTGGCCACCACTGCATTCTTTTCAAGGATTCGATTGTCGCGGAAAGAATCACCAATTGGCTGAATGCATGTGGGGCAGGTATCATTATCTCGATAGAACGCAATGACTTTTTTTGTGGCACGAAGTCTCTTTTCCAGACTCGACTCGATCTTATCAATATCGGATAGTTTTGTTCTAATAGCGTCACTATCGCTTATCGTTTCAGTTAGTGTATCGATTTCTTGTTCAATATCATTCACTTGCTGTTGTATCGTTGCAATACGATTGTTAATCGTGAATTGTAACCTCTTGCATTCCTCGATCACTCGATTACTATCGCGAGTCTCCCTATCGCGATTCAATTCTTGCATAGATATTAAACTTTGAGTAGATTCTATATTTTTATTGTTAATTAGATACGTTTCTCGTAATTCAGCTATACGAGTCTTAAGTAGAGTACTCATAATCGAAAACACTCTAATGTCCAAAAGATCCTCGATAACTTCGCGGCGATTCGCGGTAGATAATTGCATGAAGGGCACAAATGAGGCCGATCCCAGAACGACAATTTGCGCGAACGATTTCATATTCATACGTAATATGGTTCGTTCGAGAATTTCCTGATAATCTTTTATGGCGGCCGGCTGATTAAGTAACTCACCATTTTGATATATTTCAAATATGCTGGGCTTTAATCCTCGTATAATCTTAAAGGATTTACCATATGAATCGAATTCAACTTCTACGACAGCATCGCGGTTGTTTATCGTATTGATCAATTGATCTTTCTTGACCTTACGAAAAGATTTACCGTATAGCCCAAAGCATAGAGCATCGAGAATAGTCGATTTACCCGCGCCATTTGAGCCCACGATCAACGTATTTGGAGACTTATCAAGCCTTATTTCCGTAAATACATTGCCCGTCGAAAGAATGTTTTTCCACCGCACACACCTAAATTGTACAGACATTCATCGTCTCATGCAGCATCAGTTTCCATACTTAAGGCCTCATCGTATAGTGATCGCATTAATGCGTCGAGTTCGGTCTTGTTGATGTCGGTTTCAAGATTCTTTACATAGCTTCTTAGAATAGTCATAGTATCTTCTGCACTATTTATGATGTCGGCATCACTTAGATTATCTTGATTATTATGATCTTCAACGATATCAACATCTAGGGGTCCGGCTTCGTATATCTTACCGAGCCACAAATCAAACCAATACGGGTTTGTCTTAGTATGTACGACAACCTTCACATATGTATTTTTTAGATATTGAAAATCATGCTCGATTAGTTCATTCATAGTTTTATTTTCATCATTATACCATATCTTATGAAACATACGGAGTGGATTAATGATATATTCAAATTCGCGTGTATTAGTATTGAAGATATGAAAGCCTCGTGAATCATCGTAGTCATTCCACGTCATTTCATACGGTGCACCAAGATAATGAATGTTGCCTTGTGTGGATTTACGATGAAAATGCCCGCTGGCTACAATATCGAATTTATCGAACTTCGCAGCATCGAACCCTTCATGGGAGGCCACTCCACGATGCATTTCGAATCCCTTGATTTCCAAATGACCAAACATGATCTGCGAACGAGTGGACTGAATGATATTCATGCATTCTGTGTAATTGCCCGAATTAATCCAAGGCATTAGAAGTATATTACATTCATCGAATGTCATTTCAGTTGGTTCAGAATACAAATGAAGATTGGGCTGATTGCTGAAAGTCTCGCGTAGGGCATTGATTTCATTTGTGTTTCGATATGGAACATCGTGATTGCCCACAATCGCATGAATATCAATACCAAGATTTTCGGCACGCTTCATAAAATGCTCGCGCAGCATACGAAGTGTCACATAATTAATATACTTACGCCTATCGACAATATCGCCCAGATGGAGTATCGTAGTGATGCCTCGTTTCTCAATTTCTGGAAAGAATATCTCATTATAAAATCGAACGAAATAGTCAAGGAATTCTCGACTGTCCGACCGCGCGCCCCAATGAGTATCTGTTATAACGGCAATTTTCATAATATACAGTATACGCCTATTCTGGCTGGGAGTCAACAATTATTTTTTTACTTCGCCTACTTTTCGATGCTTCAAATTCTTCCATGAAGCGAAGCATCTGGTCTTGACTCCATTCGCCATACGATGTATCTCGGCGATCTATTCCACGAGGATCATCGTGTTCCTGAGTATCAGATATAGTGTTGCTTAAGATGCTCATCTGTGTGGCCGCGTGCTTGGTATATAGCTGCTTCTTTTCTTTCTGAATTCGGCGCAGAAAGGCATAGAAGATAATCTGAGTAAAATAGGCGAAGGGGTTCTGAGATTTCTTTGGATCAAAATTATGAATATATTGTAGACAATTTTCTATACCATCACATATCATTTCGTCTTTGAACGAATACCCGATAAAATTTGGCTTATGCGCCAAATGCGTAGCAATCTTCATGATGCATTCAGCCACATAATTAGATACCCGCGGCGGAAGAGTATTATTTCTCTTTGCTCGCCTAAGTTCTTTTTTATAAGATATCATTGCACTATGTAAGCGCTTATTATCGACATAGTGATTAGACTTCGCGCGTTCGGTTTTCTTGTCGGCGGACGCAACAGTAGTCTTAGCGGCAGGTAACATTGAGCGCTCCATAATAAATTAGTGAAGAATTCTAGTTGTCGTTATTCGCTCGTCCTCAGTATCAGATTCATTTGCCATTTCATCAGATAGAGATGGCATACGATAATTATCGCTATGAGTTTGGTCAATTATTCTATCGTAATTCGCCTGAACATGTTCTGGTATTTCCATAACTCCAATCATCGCATCTTTATCTAGAGTGTAATTACCTGTCATCAATTCGCGAATAGGCACCCATGGATATATAGTAGTCACCATGCCACCAACTGTCGCAAATGTATCTATTTTAAGAGGATTAGTAATTACAATAGTGTTTGCGGTCTCATCGACCAGTGTAGCCAATAGATTTTCCCCCGCATAGGTCTTGATATAAATTGTGCTCATATCAATTTCTCCTTATCTTCTCAGTTCTATGTTATGAAGCTCATATGGAAATGACTCGGCATTGTATAATTTTACTCTTTCAATAAGATGCTTCAGTGTATAGTTTTTCTTATTTCGGTGCGTTAGATCGTCTGCAATATCAAAGAGCCTACATTCATCTTTATCGTTTGATAATCGGAGGCCTCGACCAATAGACTGAAGTGTTCTGATTTTGCTTTTTGTCGGGCTTGCGAATATAATATTATGAAGTCTTCTTATATTTATACCTTGACTAAAACAGCCATAGCTGGCTACGATGATTGCATTATTAGTCTGTTCTGCGATAGATCGTATAGTTTCCCGATCTTCGGCCTCAACCTCACCCGATACAAAAAATACGTTATCATGAGTACATTGCGTCTTTATCGAGTCATGAAGTATTCGCCCATGTTTATCGACATATGCGAAGAGAATCAGCGTATTGCCCTTAAGTGAATTGGCTAAATTCACAATGAATTTATTTCGTTCAGGTGATTCTATAATGTATTGCAATTCACTATGATAGGGTTCATTGTGTAGCAATTTAGCTGCTTCTTTATCGTGCTTCAATACTAGTATCTTGATTTTTAATTTGGCCAACGATCCCTGCTCCATAAGAGTCGCAGTATCGATGACTTTCTCAATTACACCAAACAAACCAGTGAGAACCAACTCATTTACTTCTGCGCCATCTAATGTGCCGGTCATACCAAATCTATACTGAATGTGACTCATTTTTGTCATGATTGAGATAAGACTCTTGGCTTTATAGATGTGGGCTTCGTCGCCTATGACAACTTCAAATGAGTCGTAGTATTCGGCTGGCTCGCGGTAGATAGATTGCCATGTGGATACAGTTATACTTGCATCAGTAGCTTTCTCTACACCGGATATCACGGCGTGTATGGGTTCATCGTATCCGTATGACTTAAAATCCTTTACAAGCTGCAATACCAAAGATACAGTAGGTACAACTATTAATGTTTTCTTATTATAGAATCGCGTAATCATATACGCAATCAGGCTTTTACCACTAGCTGTCGGAGATACTAGAACAGCGCGCCGATTTCTTACGGCCTGAATAAATGCACGCAACTGATAATCGCGCGGTGCTATGGGAAGCTGAAGTGCTGCTATAAATTGCTCAGCTATATTGGCTGAAAAATTAGTCGTGACTGATAGCTGTGTATTATCGCATACTGTGTAATTACGTTCATTTGCGAATTCGACTACACTAGAGGCCAAACCAGCAAATAAAGTCCGCTTTCGCGAATCGAGTAAGCGTATCTTTCCGTCCCATATCTTATGACGATATGAGGGCGAGAACTTGGCTCCGGGCACATCGAAAGTAAATCGGTCGGAGAGTTCGCGCAATATTGAATCATCACATTGTAAGCGAATATAACTTTCCGATATCTTGTCTATCGTTATATTAACCACCGGCGGTAAATTTTCGCCAAGACATAATATTTCCGATTGAATTATTACGAAATCCAACCTGTCTGACTATATCGGTCAATATGCGAACCTTTTCAAGTTGAATGTCTAGTTTACGTGCAAGTTCTATCATAATAGGATCTGTCTCTATAAATTCATTAACGTCTGACTTTGACAGCCTGCGTCGATTCTGTTCTTTGTTCAGTTCCTTAAGATCCTCTTCGGTAGAAGCTCCACGATAATAATCATATAGCTTTCGCCATAAGGTTTTTCGATGAACTTCTAGGCCACGGCGCACATCCTCGGCCTGACTAAGCCATTCCACATACTTGCTATGTAATGACATATTACGCATCAAAACAAGATCATCCACATCTAACTTATCATCGATATGGGAATCTATTTTCCATTCGGCTATAATTTCTGTTTTTTTCATAAGGCATTATATAACAATAAAAAATCATTGTCAAGTCAATACTTCCACATCATATCGAAGATACCGAAATGATGCTGTAGCTTCCAGATATTCAACATCGGCTGCGGTCGAGTCAAATGTTAATTCGGTAATAGATGTGGGAAACATATCGCGAAAGAATATGTTTACCGTTGGATTCTTATGCGAAGATAGAACAATAAGTGTACCATCGCTAATCATAGAAAGAGGAGAACCTTCTCGCACGTTTGGAATATTCGAAGCCCGCGATAAATCGCGCGTCTGATTCAAACTTACTGGATGCCCTAACCCAGTAAGCCAATTATGAATTTCGAGATAATTGGCCATGTTTTCATCGACCCGAAATCTAAGAGATAGTGAGTCATATGTAATTCGATCACCAATTCTGGGAATAGTTAAAAGCGGAGATGATTGTTCGATGACTGCCATACTAATAGTAGGTATTTGTACTGATTGACAGAAATAGTTTACATTGGGCAGTTTCTTAATGACAAATTTAAAGCCGAGAGGGCTTAGAAAATTTGGATTGGTGGGCTGATTGGCTAATACGCTCATATTTTAAAATTCCTCTTATATGACTATATTTATATTAGCGTTTTCATCACACAAAAAATAGGGCTTGGATTTTACTCCAAGCCCTAAGTTATGTATACAGAAATGTGAGCTTTCCTGTATACAGTTGGCGCTGTTTTGGATAACCTTACATTAGGTTAGTGACCTTGACGAAGCGGTAGTATAGGTTCTGGTTGTTCGTACCGACTCCGCCGATGGCGCCAGTTCCATTTGTTGTAGCGAATGGATTCGCGACCATGCCGTAGCGTGTCTTGAAGCCAATCTTAGGCTGGAAAGTATCCTGACCAACCGCACGAACCATCTGAAGAGGAACGTATGGGCAGTAGAATAGGCCAGCATCGAATGCGCTTGACCCCTTATAGCCGAGTGTCAGATAATGAGCACCGGCCGAAGAGGAGAAGTATGGATCGACGTAGACCTTGATGCGACCGCCGAGAACACCAGCAAATGTGTTGCCAGTATCATCAACCTGTAGCTGATTAGCGAGTGCTGGAGTGTAATCAAGAACACCAGCCATCTGAAGTGCTGAAGCAACGTCGCTAGAGCAAAGCATCACGTTGCCCTTACCGCGACGAGTAGTCTTAGAAATCGCGTTAGCTTCGCGTTCCACCTGGAATAGAAGACCCTTGAACTTCTCAACCA